CGCCTGCGCCCCCGCCAGAAGACCTTCGTCGAGCGCAGCGTGGCTGCGCTCGCTTCCCGCGGCAACACGCTGGGCGTGGCGCCCACCGGTGCGGGCAAGACCATCATGCTCTCGGCGGTCACCGGCGAGATGATCGGCGACGGCGCCAAGGCTTGCGTTCTGGCGCATCGTGACGAGCTGACGGCGCAGAACCGCGCCAAGTTCCAGCGCGTGGTGCCGGGCGTCGCCACCTCGGTCATCGACGCCACAGAGAAGTCCTGGGGCGGTCAGGTCGCCTTCGCCATGGTGCCGACGCTGGCGCGCGCCTCGAACCTCGCCGACATGCCGCGTCTCGACCTGCTGGTCGTGGATGAGGCGCATCATGCCGTCGCCGACAGCTATCGCCGCATCATCGACCGCGTGCGCGAGGCCAATCCAGACGCCCGCATCTTCGGGGTCACGGCGACGCCGAACCGGGGCGACAGGAAGGGCCTGCGCGAGGTCTTCGACAATGTCGCCGATCAGGTGCGGCTGGGCGAGCTTATCGCCTCGGGCCACTTGGTGCCGCCGCGCACCTTCGTCATCGACGTGGGCGTGCAGGACGAGTTGCGGTCCGTCCGAAAGACCATGTCGGATTTCGACATGGCGGAGGTGGCGGGCATCATGGATCGCGCCCCCGTCACCGACGAGGTGATCCGGCACTGGAAGGAAAAGGCGGGCGACCGGCAGACCGTGGTGTTCTGCTCCACCGTCGCCCACGCCGAACACGTCACCGAGGCGTTCAGGGCGGCGGGCGTTTCCGCAGCGCTGATCCACGGCGATCTGGCGGCCGAGACCCGCAAGGCGATCCTCGCCGACTACGCGGCGGGCGACATCCGCGTCGTCGTCAACGTGGCCGTGCTGACCGAGGGCTGGGACCATCCGCCCACCTCCTGCGTCGTGCTGCTGCGGCCCAGTTCCTACAAGTCCACGATGATCCAGATGGTCGGGCGCGGCCTGCGCACCGTCGACCCCGAGGAATACCCGGGCATCGTCAAGACCGACTGCATCGTGCTCGACTTCGGCACCTCGAGCCTGATCCACGGCACCCTGGAACAGGATGTCGATCTCGACGGCAAGACGGAAACCGGTGAGGCGCCGACCAAGACCTGCCCTGCCTGCGAGGCGGAGATCCCGCTGGCCGCCACCGAATGCCCGCTCTGCGGCGAGGCGGTCCCGCGGGAGGACGAAGAGACCGGTGAAGGTGGCGGTGCTGCGCCGCTGTCGGGCTTCATGATGACGGAAATCGACCTGCTGAAGCGGTCCAGCTTCGCGTGGGTCGACCTCTACGGCACGGACGACGCGCTGATGGCCACGGGCTTCGCCGCCTGGGGCGGCATCTTCTGGCTGGACGGGGTCTGGTACGCCATCGGCGGGGCGAAGGGCGAGCGCCCCCACCTGTTGGGTGTCGGTGAGCGCACTGTCTGCCTCGCGCAGGCCGACGACTGGCTGAACACCCATGAGACCGACGAAAGCGCCTTCAAGACCCGGTCCTGGCTGCGCCAGCCGCCGACCGAAAAGCAGCTGCAGTACCTGCCGCCCGAGTGCCGCCATGACTTCGGCCTGACGCGCTACCGCGCCTCGGCGCTGATGACCTTCGGCTTCAACAAGCGCGCCATCCGCCAGCTGATCGACACGGCGGCCTCTCCCGAACGGAGGGCGGCATGACCCATGCCCACATCCACACCCATCACCGCCGAGGACCGGCGGCGGCTCTGGCATCCGCGTGGGACGCTCTGTGCTGTCTGCCGGCAACCCACCCGTGGTTTTGGCTGGTTCGATCCGCACCGGTCGAAGCAGCCCCGGCCCTCGGTCTGGTTCTGCTCGATGCCCTGCCAGTCCTTCTGGACGCGCTTGGCCAGGGAGCGTTTCGCGATGGTTGACCTGACCGAGGAAGAGCGCGCCGCGATCACCGCCACCATGAAGCGCGTAGCGCTGCTGATGGACGAGATCGGCTGGGCCACTCCGCTTGCGGATCTGACCGAGGCGCAGGTGCGCGCACTGATCGAGGAGGCCGTCGAGGGCTTCCGCGAGGCCATGTCCGACATCGCCCGGGCGCAGACGCCGGAGGTGCCGTTTTGACCCTCGACTACAATCACCGGCCGAGTTTCGCAGAGCGGGTCAACGCCGCGGTCGATCTGGCGCTGACCGCCGATCAGGCGACACGGACGCCCCGCGACTACCTCGGCGGATCCCGCCTCGGCCATGCCTGCGAGCGCGCCCTTCAGTTCGAGTTCACGGCGACGCCGAAGGACGAGGGCCAGGACTTCTCGGGCCAGTCGCTGCGCATCTTCGCCATCGGCCATGCGCTCGAGGATCTGGCCGTCGCCTGGCTGCGCGGCGCGGGGTTCGACCTCTACACGCGCAAGGGCAACCGACCCGATGGCGGCCAGTTCGGCTTCTCGGTCGCGGGCGGACGCATCCGGGGCCATGTCGATGGCATCATCGCCGCCGGGCCCGAAGGTTTCGGTCTCGCCGTTCCCGCACTGTGGGAATGCAAGACGATGAACGCCAAGAACTGGCGGGCTTGCGTCAAGGATGGCGTGACCAAGTCGAAGCCGGTCTACGCCGCCCAGATCGCGCTCTACCAGGCCTACATGGAGGCGACGGTCCCCGGTATCTCGGCCGCGCCCGCCGTGTTCACCGCGATCAACAAGGACACGGCCGAGTTGCACCATGAACTGGTGCCTATCGACGCCGATCTCGCGCAGCGCATGTCCGACCGGGGCGTGCGGATCCTGCAGGCGACCGATGCGGGCGAGTTGCTGCCGCGCGTCGCGACCACGCCCGACTTTTTCGAATGCCGCTTCTGCCCGTGGTCCGAGCGCTGCTGGGGGCTGCCCGCATGAGCGACGACGGCATCCTGCACTTCAACCCGTGGATGGACTTCAACGACGGGCCGCCGTCCGAGAACCCATTCGGCTGCGACCCCGACCCCGAGCAGATCGCCGTCTTCCTCGACACCGTGTTCAGCTGGTGCGAGGGGCTGATCCCGCTCCGCGGTTTCGTTGACAAGGGTCAGGGCCGGGACGGCAAGCCGCACAACATCTGGATCCCCGCCGATGACACCGCGCCGGGAAAACTCGCGACCTTCGCCGCGTGGGCGAACCGCGAGGGGGCGGCCGTCTATGTCATTCCCGGCACGGTCGAGGAACAGAACCAGGCCCGCGCCGCCGATGTGCTGCAGATGCAGGCCATCGTCGTCGATCTCGACGCAGGCGACATCCCGGCCAAGCTGGACCATGTCACCCGCCACCTCGGCACGCCCACGCTGATCATCGAAAGCGGCGGGCGCACGCCCGAGGGTGCTGCGAAGCTCCATGTCTGGTGGCAACTGACCGAACCCGCCGAGGGCGAGGACCTGGCCACCCTCTGCCGCCTGCGCGGCGAGATCGCGGTGAAGGTCGGCGGCGACACGCATTTCCGCTCGGCGCATCAGCCAATCCGGGTGCCAGGCACCGTCTATCACAAACACGGCCATCAACGCCTCGTGCAGATCCGCGAACATCGCGACATCGAGGTGGATCTTGCGGATTTCGCCGAAAAGGTCGCCGAGATGCTGCCGCTGCCCGGCGTGGGCTTCGCCAGCGACGTCTCGGCCCCGCAGGCCAAGCCCGGCATCGACGCGGTGCTCACCACGCCAGTGCGCGAGGGCGCGGTCGACGACTGGTCCCGGTTCCAGGGGGCAAGCGCCGCCATCGGCCATTACGTGCGCCTGGTGCACGAGGGCCGCCTCGACCCGTTCGCGGGCTGGGAGGCGATCTGCGGTTACAACGCCGCGATGCTGCGCCCGTCCTGGCCGCTCGATCGGCTCATGGCCGAGTCCGAACGCCTCTGGGAGCTGCATGTGAAGCGCAACGGCCCGCCGCTCCTGCGCGCGGCCCATGTCGATGCCCCGGCCAGCCCGCTGCCGACCTTCAGCCTTGGCGCGCTCCTCGACGACACGAGCCCCATGCCCGAGGACGTCATCGGGCCGCGCGTGCTGACGCCGGGCGGTCTCCTAGTGCTGGGTGGCGCGCCCAAGGTCGGCAAGAGCGACTTCCTGATCTCATGGCTCGTGCACATGGCCGCTGGCGTGCCGTTCCTCGGCTTCACGCCGCCCCGGCCGCTGCGCGTGTTCTATCTGCAGGCCGAGATCCAGTATCACTATCTGCGCGAGCGCATGCAGCAGATCGCGCTGCCCGCCGCCGTGATCGCCGCCGCGCGCGACACCTTCATCGCCACACCGAAGCTGAAGCTGCTGCTGGACGCGGAGGGCGTCGCCCGCGTGGCCGAGGCGATCCGGGCCGCATTCGCCGACGCGCCGCCCGACATCATCGTCATCGACCCGATCCGCAATCTCTTCGACGGCGGACCTGAGGGGGGCGGCGAGAACGACAACACCGCCATGATGTTTTTCCTGAAGGACCGGGTGGAGCTTCTCCGCGAGGCGGTCAATCCGGATGCGGGCGTCATCCTCGCCCACCACACCCGCAAGGCCACCAAGCATCAGGTCAAGGACGATCCCTTCCTCGCGCTCTCCGGCGCCAGCGCGCTGCGGGGTTTCTACACCTCCGGGCTGCTCATGCACCGACCCGACGAGGACAGCACCCTCCGCAGGCTGGAGATCGAGCTTCGAAACGGGCCCGCGCTGCCGGGGAAGCTGATCGACAAAGTGAAGGGGGAGTGGGTCGAGCTGAACCCGATGAACGAGCGCCTGGTGCGCAAGGAGGTCGGCGCCAAACTCGATGCCGAACGGCTGCGCAAGCACGATGTCATCCTCGGCATGTTGCTTGATGAGGCGGCGAGCGAGCGCCTCTACACCGCGATGCAGTTCGCCGAGACCTTCGAGAACCGGGGCGGGCTGGGCAGCAAGCACACCATCCGCGAGCGCCTCAGCGTGCTGGCGACCAAGGGCTTCGTGAAGTTCCTGCGCGATCCTTCGGGGTTCGGCTTCCCCGTCACCCGGTCGCGGTTCGGCTATCTCTGCGTCGAGGGCATGCAGTTCGGCGCGCCCGTCGAGGAGGTCGATCCGGACACCGGCGAGGTCACCACAACCGCCCGTCCGGTCCTGCCCAGCCACTTCAAATGCCCCCAATCCGGGCTCTGCCTGCAGGTCGAAAACCCCGCCGTCTGGGTCTACCCGGAGGGGCTCGAGGACGACCTCACTCATATGAGTGAGGCCTGACTCATATGACAGCGCCAACTGTGCACTCAACGAAATCAACGGGTTACGGGCAAACAAGAGTTAGGTCCCTGACTCATGCCCGAAGACTTCATGAAGTCTTATTCCCCAATGATTTCAGCCACTTGTTCTCCCCGGAACAGTTAGGTGTCAAACCCCCATACTACGTATGGGAGGGCCACCCCACAGGGTTGGCCACTCCTCCCACACGTCCGGGCCAGCCGCGCGCGCCGCCGTGACGCTCCCTTGTGCTTTCCGATCCGACGACGGCGGCCCCGTACCGCCAAGCACCAGACCGCCGTCGTCTTCCACCACCACAGGCCACCGGCAAAGGAGACCCATCATGGCTCAGCCGACTCTGATCCCGAATTGCGACGGCGCAAGGCTTGAATCGCTGCCGCTCGACACGCCCCGCAACCGCTGCATCCTCGCGCTCGACCTCGGCACCTCGACCGGCTGGGCGATCCGCGGCCATGACGGCCTGATCACCAGCGGCACCGTCTCGCTGCGTCCCGGCCGCTTCGATGGCGGCGGCATGCGCTACCTGCGCTTCACCAACTGGCTGACCGAGATCGACCGGCTGTCGGGGCCCGTCGCCGCGATCTGGTTCGAGGAAGTCCGCCGCCACGCGGGCACCGACGCGAGCCACATCTACGGCGGGCTCATGGCCACGCTGACCGCATGGGCCGAGCTGCGCGGCGTGCCCTACGAGGGCGTCCCGGTCGGCACGATCAAGCGCCACGCCACGGGCAAGGGCAACGCGCCGAAGGAGGCGATGATCGCGGCCGCGCGGGCCCGAGGCTTCAGCCCTGCCGACGACAACGAGGCCGACGCCATCGCGCTCCTGCTCTGGGCGATCGAGACGAACGGGGGCGTCGCATGAGGTGGCATCCCAAGGGCTACGGCGGCCGACGCCGGGATCCCGAGCAGGTCAAGCGCGAGGGCTGGCACGAACAGGGCGTCCTCGCGGTCTCCGCCGATGACGACCGCCTCACCTGGCCCGAGCGTGAACTGGTCCGCCAGCTGGGCGAGAAGCTCTACGGCCCGCGTCCTTCCGACAGGGAGGCGCGCCATGGCTGATCGCGAATGGACCGCCGACTGCGTCGCCGATCATTTCGAGGAGGCGTTCCGCACCCTGCGCAAGCTGCCGCCGGTCAAGGCGCAGGGCTACTTCAACACCTGGCCCGACATCGTGCGGACCAGCCGCGAGATCGCGGCGATGGAGCCGCAACCGATGCGGGTCTGGCCCTCGGCCGCCGCCATCACCCGGCTCGAGCAGACCTTCGACTGGGTGCTCTGGATCGAGGAGGCGGAGCGCAAGCTGGTCTGGTCGCGCGCAGCCCGTGTGCCGTGGAAGCAGATCAGCGGGGAGCTGGGCTGCGACCGCACGACGGCGTGGCGTCGCTGGCAACTGGCGCTGACGAAGATCGCTGCGCGCCTGAATGCGCAGTGACTCCAATGTGTTGCAACACTTTTTCCTTCGACATCTGCAACAGATCCATGCTATTCCGAAGGCAAGATGGGGAGAGTGCGCTGGAAGGCTCGCTCTCCCCTTTGCGTTGACGGGGGCCGTCTGGACCCCGGCATCCAGCGAGGGTCCGGCCGGGGTCCAGCCCACGGCAGTTTCCGGTTCCTTCCTGGCGATATTCGTATGCTGGCGGGCGAAGCGCGGGACTTCGCCAGCGACAGGGCCGGATTTTTGGGAAGCCACCCGGAAGCCTGACCACCCGACACCCGCGCAAACCCCAATGAATGCTGGCCTTCGGGCCGGATACCCCGGACGCCGCTGGACCCCGCATGGAGTCCAGCGCGGCATCCGGTGTCCGGAATCCGGCCAGCATCCACCATCACATCGGAAACCACCCGACCCTGACGCTGAGCTTCGCCCCCGAGCGGATCGAGAGGTGGCCGCTGGCCAAGCTCCAGCCCTACGCGAAGAACGCGAAGGTGCACGGGCCCGACCAGGTCGCGAAGATCGCCGCCAGCATGGCCGAGTTCGGCTGGACCGTGCCCTGTCTCGTCGGCGAAGACGGCGAGTTGATCGCGGGCCACGGACGGGTGCTGGCCGCGACGCAGCTGGGGCTGACCGAAGCGCCGGTGATCGTGCTCGGGCACCTGACCGAGGCGCAGCGGCGTGCCTACCGCATCGCCGACAACCGGCTGGCTGAAAGCCCGTGGGACGAGGCGCTGCTCTCGGCCGAGCTGCAGGACCTGCTGGCCGACGACTACGACCTGTCGCTCGTGGGCTTCTCCGATGGCGAGCTCGACAAGCTCCTGGCTTTCGATCCGGACGGGGGCGGTGAAGAAGAGGGTGGCACCGGGGGCTCGGTACCTCCGGTGACCATCCCCGAACCGCCGCGCAATCCGGCCTCGCGCACCGGCGATCTGTGGATCCTCGGCGATCACCGTCTGCTCTGCGGTGACAGCACCAGCGCTGCTGACGTGCGCCGCCTGATGAACGGCGAGCGCGCGATCCTGTTCGCGACCGACCCGCCGTATCTGGTGGACTATGACGGTTCGAACCATCCGACGCGCAACAAGGATTGGTCTGCCTCCTATGGCACCACCTGGGACGACTCCTCGCAGGGTGCCGAGCTCTACGACGGGTTCATCGCTGCGGCCGTGGCCGAGGCCATTGCTGACAATGCCGCGTGGTATTGCTGGCACGCCTCGCGCCGCCAGGCGATGCTGGAGGCCTGCTGGGAGAAGGCCGGGGCCTTCGTCCATCAGCAGATCATCGGGGTGAAGGACCGCGGGGTTCTGACCCGCTCGCATTACCTCTGGAAACACGAGCCCTGTTTCATGGGCTGGCGCCGCCCGAACCGCCCGCCGAAGGTGGCCGAAGAAACTCTGCCGTCGACATGGGCGCTGCCCAGCTTCGCTAAGGACGAGCGGCCCGACCACCCCACGCCGAAACCGCTGGACGCGTTCGGGATCCCGATGCGCCAACATGTGGCGCGGGGCGGCCTCTGCTACGAGCCCTTCTCGGGCTCGGGTTCGCAGATCATGGCGGGCGAAGCCAACGGCCGCCGCGTCTTCGCGATGGAGATCAGCCCGGCCTACGTCGATGTCGCCGTGGAACGCTGGCAGGCCGAGACCGGCCGCGACGCGATCCTAGACGGCGACGGTCGGACCTTCGCGCAGGTGAGAACCGAGCGGCTGGGCGACGATGCCGAGGCCCGGGCCGATACGCCGGACCCGGACGCCGTCCCCGAACCCGCGCGAAAGCGCCAGACCGCCGCGTGACATGCATGACCTGGCTTTACCTTCCTCCGGACGCGCTTCCGGGGCCGGAGACGCATGCCTGTTCGGCCTCTCCCTCTGCTCTGGCGCGGGCGGGCTCGACCTCGGGCTTGCCATCGCCATCCCTGGATATCGTGCTGTGGGCCATGTCGAACGGGAAACCTTCGCCGCAGCCACTCTCGTGGCGCGGATGGAAGACGCGTCCCTGGATCAGGCTGTTGTCTGGGACGATGTTGCCACCTTCGACGGCCGACCGTGGCGCGGCGCGGTGGACATCGTCACTGCGGGCTATCCGTGCCAGCCGTTCTCCGTCGCGGGCAAACGCCGGGGTGCCGATGACCCGCGCCACCTCTGGCCCCATGTCGCCCGCATCATCGACGAGGTCGAGCCACCCTTCGTCTTCCTCGAGAATGTCGCCCATCATCTCCGCCTCGGCTTCCCCGAAGTCGCCAGCGGACTGGTCGGCATGGGCTACCGCCTTGCGGCAGGCCTCTTCACGGCGGCGGAAGTCGGCGCGCCTCACAAGCGGGAACGCCTGTTCATCCTCGCCATCCGCGAGGGGGACGAGCTGGCCGACCCCGCGCGCCTGCTCTGGGACCCGGTCGAGTGGCGGGAACCGGACGGAAATGATGCGGCTATGGCCGACGCCGAGGGCCAGCGCCAACGAGAACCGGCAGACGAAACCGACACCATCACAGGAAGCCGGTCAGCACGGGATGAACCTTGCGACCACGGCCGCAATGTGGCCGACACCTATGGCCAACGACGGATGCAAGCCAAGTGCGGGCAATCGCCGGTCGGCCGATCTGACCCATTCGGCGGGGATGTGGATGACGCCAACGGCTCGGGACCACAAGGATGGCGCGACGACACTGGCGAACACGCCGGTGAACGGCCTGCTTGGCCGCCAGGTCCTGGTGACGCCGATGGCTGGGAGCGATACCTCCGATGCGCGCCGGACCTTGAACCCGCTGTTCGTCGAGGCGCTGATGGGCTGGCCCACCGGGTGGACCGGCTTCGCCTCTGTGGTAACGGCGTGGTCCCCCTGGTTGCAGCGCATGCGCTGCGAACTTTGGCGGCTGAACTGCTGGCCGATGGATGATGCAGCGGCATGAAGCAGTCCCGCCTCATGTCGCTGGTCGAGTCCGTCGCCAACGTGATCGTCGGCTACGGCGTCGCGGTCGTGACGCAGATCCTGATCTTTCCGATCTTCGGACTGCACACCACGCTGGCCCAGAACCTGAAGATGGGCGCCATCTTCACCATCGTGTCGATAGCTCGTTCCTTCGCCTTGCGGCGGGTGTTCGAGGCGATCCGGATGCGGAGCGCCAAATGATCGACCGCCGCCCCGGAGGGACGGCGGCCATCAACTTGGCGGGGTCCGGCGCGTCAGGCGGCGGGGAGCTTGTATACGCGCCCCCGGTTTTCGACCTTCTCCGAGGTCACCTCGAGCCCGAGCTTCTTCTTCAACGCCCCGGCCATCGCGCCGCGCACCGTGTGCGACTGCCAGCCCGTCGCGGCCATGATCTCCTCGATTGTCGCGCCGTCCGGCGCGCGCAGCATGGCGATCAGCGTGGCCTGCTTCGTTCCCTCGCGCGGCGTGCGCGTCTTGGGCCCAGCCTTCGGTTCGGTGAGGGTGTCCGGCGCGGGCTCCTCGGTCGGCGCGTCGGTCGCGCCCGCAGGCGCGGTGTTCGCGTCGTCCGGCTCAATGCCGATGGCGGCGAGGCCTGCGTCGGTGGCGACCAGCGTAAGGCCGTGGCCGTCGCCGGTCTCGCGCCACATTGGCTCGCCCTTGCGCATGTCGGCGTCGACCTCTTCGAGGAAGCCCTTGGCGAGCATTGCGCCGACCACCTTTGCGGCAGCGCCACCCCGCAAGCTCTCGGGCAGCGGCAGGGCAATGTGCTCGGGCCGCTGGACGGCGGCGCTCAGGATCATGGCTTGGGTGTCGGAAAGCTTGGTCATCATCGTCTCCGGTATCGGGGCGCGCAGGATGCGGGCCCTTCTACGAGGTCGAGCCCGCCAGTCGGCGGGCGGGACCGGGAGCGGGTCGTGTCACTCGGCGTGTTCGCCTTCATTGAAGGCCATGTCGGTGATGCGCTTCAGGAGGCTGGCGTAGTGTTCGAGGGTGCCGACCATGGCCCAGCCCGCCTCGTCGGGATGGCAGTTGAAATGGTCGTCGCTGAGCGCCTGCAGACGGGAGAGCATCTCGTCGATCTCGGCCTTCTTGCCGATGAAGGCGGCGAGTGCCGCTTCCTTGTTCCGCCGGGCCTTCTCGGCGCGGAGTTCGTGGCGCGGGGTGGTGATCGGGTTCAGGCGGCTGGTCATCGTGGTGGCTCCTTGGTGAGTTGCATCGCTTCGCTGGAGTGACGTTCGCTCTCTCCGCCGCGCTTATCAACTCGATAAGCACATGATTCAGAATGATAATCGGAGCCGCCGATGCAGGGCATGAGCGAGCGCCAGTACGCCGCGCATGTCGGGCTGTCACGGGGTGCGATCCAGAAGGCGAAGGCGGCCGAGCGGCTGGTGCTCCATCCCGACGGCAGCATCAACGCGGCCGCCAGCGACGCCAGGCGTGCCGAGACGACGGACCCGTCGAAGACCCGCAAGCCGCCCGCGCCGAAGCTGAAACCTGTCCCCGAGGCGGCAGTGGCCGCTGTCGGCGACACGCTGCGCGAACAGGGTCTGGCGGTCCCGGCGGTCGGGGGCGGCACGACTTTCCTGCAGGCGAAGACCGCGAACGAGGTGCTGAAGGCGCAGGAGCGGCGCATCCGGCTCCAGAAGCTGAAGGGGGAGTTGATCGAGCGGGCTCGCGCGCTGGCGCTGGTGTTCCGGCTGGCGCGGGAGGAGCGGGACGCATGGGTGATCTGGCCTGCACGCGCGGCGGCGCTGATGGCGGCTGAGCTCTCGGCAGCATCCAGCGACGCGACGGGCCAGCAGATCACCGTGGAGCCGGCCGCGATGCAGAAGGTCCTGGAGAAACATGTACGCGCCCACCTCGACGAACTCGCCGAGGTCCGGCCCGACTTCCGGTGAGAGCGGCGATGGCCTGACGGACTTCGACGGCGCGGGCGAGATCCTGCGCGCCTGGGGTAGCGGGCTGCGGCCCGACCCGGACCTGACCGTCTCGGAATGGGCGGACCGGCACCGCATGCTCTCGGGCCGCACCTCGGCCGAACCCGGGCGGTATCGCACGGTGCGCACGCCCTACATGCGCGAGATCATGGACCGGCTGAGCCCCGGCGATCCCACGCAGCGGATCGTGTTCATGAAGGCCGCGCAGGTCGGCGCGACCGAGGCAGGCAACAACTGGATCGGCTTTGCCATCCACCAGGCGCCGGGGCCAATGCTTGCGGTCCAGCCGACGGTGGAGCTGGCCAAGCGGAACTCGCGCCAGCGGATCGACCCGCTGATCGAGGAAAGCCCGGAACTTCGCGAGCGGGTCAAACCGGCGCGCTCGCGCGACGCGGGCAACACGATGCTGTCGAAGGAGTTCGCGGGTGGGATCCTGATCATGACCGGGGCGAACTCGGCGGTCGGGCTGCGCTCGACCCCGGCGCGGTACATCTTTCTGGACGAGGTTGATGCCTATCCGGCCTCGGCCGACGAGGAAGGCGACCCGGTCACGCTGGCGGAAGCGCGGTCGCTGACCTTCGCGCATCGGCGCAAGGTATTCCTGGTCTCGACGCCGACGATCCGCGGGCTGTCGCGCATCGAGCGGGAGTTCGAGGCGAGCGACCAGCGCCGGTTCTTCGTGCCGTGCCCGCATTGCGGTGCGATGCAGTGGCTGAAGTTCGACCGGCTGCGCTGGCAGAAGGGCCGCCTGGAAACCGCGGAGTATCACTGCGAGGGCTGCGAGACGCCCATCGCGGAGCACCACAAGACGGCGATGCTGGAGGGCGGCGAGTGGCGGGCGACCGCCACGGCTGCCGATCCGACCACGGTCGGGTATCACCTCTCGGCGCTCTATTCGCCGATCGGCTGGCTGAGCTGGGAGCGGATCGTGCGGGCATGGGACGCGGCACAGGGGTCGGACGAGGCGATCAAGGCGTTCCGCAACACGATCCTCGGCGAGACCTGGGTCGAGACCGGGGAGGCCCCCGACTGGCAGCGGCTCTACGACCGGCGCGAGCGTTGGACCTCCGGCACCGTGCCTGCGGGCGGGCTGTTCCTGACCGCCGGGGCCGACGTCCAGAAGGACCGGATCGAGGTCGATGTCTGGGCCTGGGGCCGTGGTCTTGAGTCTTGGCTGGTCGATCACGTCGTCATCGAGGGCGGGCCGGATCGGCATGACGCCTGGTCGGAGCTGACCGCGCTGCTGGACAAAAGCTGGCTGCATGAACGCGGCGCGCATCTCAGGATCGCGCGGCTGGCCATCGACACGGGCTACGAGGCCCCGGCGGTCTATTCCTGGTCGCGGGCGCAAGGCTTCGCACAGGTGTCGCCTGTGAAGGGCGTCGAGGGGTTCAACCGCTCGAGCCCGGTATCGGGGCCGACCTTCGTCGACGCGACCGAAGGCGGGAAACGCCTGCGGCGCGGGGCGCGGCTCTGGACCGTGGCGGTCTCGACCTTCAAGGCCGAGACCTACCGCTTCCTGCGGCTGGCGCGCCCGACCGAGGAGGACCTGGCCGACGGGGCGGCGTTCCCGCCCGGCTCGGTGCATCTGCCGCACTGGGTCGAGAACGAATGGCTGAAGCAGTTGGTGGCCGAGCAGCTGGTGACGGTGCGCACGAAGCGCGGCTTCGCCCGGCTGGAATGGCAGAAGCTGCGCGAGCGGAACGAGGCGCTGGATTGCCGGGTCTACGCCCGCGCCGCCGCCTGGATCGCGGGCGCGGATCGCTGGCCGGAAGCCCGCTGGGCCGATCTGGAAGACCAGCTTGGCGTGGCCAGCGCGGCGGACGCCGGTGCCGGAACCACGGGCAAGCCGCGCGCCGAGCGGCGGATGGCGCCGCGCCGACGCACGGTGCGGTCGCGTTACATGGGGTGATCACGATGGCCACGGTGTTGGAACTGCGCGCCCGCCGCGAGGCACTGGCCGCGCAACGGTCCTCCGGCGTGGCGCGGGTCAGCTATGACGGCAAGACCGTGGATTATCGCAGCGTGGCCGAGATCGACCGGGCGATCGAGGCGGTGGATCGCGAGATCGCCGATGCCGAGGGACGTCGCATCGTCCGCCATGTGCGCATCACGACTTCCAAAGGGCTGTAATTCATGGGGCTGTTTGATCGGTTTCGCCGTCCGGTCTCGGGCGGCCCCGCAGCCGTGCGCGCCCGCCTTGAAGGGGCGATGTCCAGACGCCGGTTGCGGGGTTGGAACCCGCCGCTGGAAAACATCAACTCGCTCGTTGCCTCCGGCGGTCCGCGCCTGCTGGCGCGCGCGCGGGAACTGGTGGTGACCAACGGCTATGCGGCCAATGCCTGCGAGGCTTTTGCCTCGAACCTGGTCGGCGATGGCATCAAGCCCTCGTCGCTTATCGAGGATGCAGGTTTGCGAGACCGCGTCCAGCGGCTTTGGCTGGCCTGGACCGACGAGGCCGATGCCGACGGGCTGACCGATTTCTACGGGCTGCAGGCCATAGTGGCGCGCGAGATGTTCGTCGCGGGCGAGTGTTTCGTGCGGATGCGACCGCGCCGAGCCGAGGACGGGTTGCTCGTGCCGCTGCAGATGCAGTTGCTGCAATCGGAAATGCTGCCTTTCGAGAAGACCGAGACAGCGGCCAACGGCAACCGCATCCGCTGCGGCATCGAGTTCGACCTGATCGGGCGGCGCGTGGCCTATCACTTCCGTCGCCGCCATCCGGGCGACAGCACCGATAAGCGGGTCGCGATGCCTGAAACGGTGCGCGTACCGGCCGAGGATGTGCGGCACATCTACCGGCCCATCGACGCTGGTCAGATCAGGGGTCTGCCGCATGTGGCCCCGGCGATGGTGCGGCTGTTCCTGCTCGATCAGTATGACGACGCGGAACTCGACCGGAAGAAGACGGCGGCGATGTTCGCGGGCTTCATCACCAAGACCGCGCCGGAAGATACGATGCTGGGCGAAGGGGCCGCCGATCTCGACGGGGCGGCAATCGCCAGCCTCGAGCCCGGCACGATGCAGGTGCTGTTGCCGGGGGAGGATGTGAAGTTCTCGTCGCCTGCCGATGTCGGCGGCGGCTACGAGGCGTTTCAGTACCGCACGCTGCTGGCGGTCTCCGCCTCGCTGGGGCTGCCCTATCACCTTGTCACTGGGGACGTCCGGCAGGCCAACTATTCGAGCCTGCGCGCCGAGCTTGTAGAGTTCCGTCGCCGGGTGCAGCAGCTCCAGCACGGGGTAATCGCGCATCAGCTCTGCCGTCCGATCTGGGCGCGCTGGATCGAGACGGCGCAATTGGCCGGACGACTGGAGCTGTCCGACCCGGCGGCGGCGCGGATGGTGCAGTGGATCCCGCCGCGGTGGGACTGGGTCGATCCGCTGAAGGACATCCAGGCGCAGGTGCTGGCGATGGAAGCGGGCATCACCTCGCGGCGCAAGGTGGTCGAGGCCACCGGCTACGATGTCGAGGAAGTCGACCGCGAGAACGCAGTGGATGCCGAACGCGCCGAGGCGCTCGGACTGCGCTACCGCACCAGCCCCGGCGAGGCGCAGGGCGCGCGGGCCACGCCCTCGCGTCGGCCAGTGCCGCGCGATCGCGATGACGGTCACGGTGACGGCGGCGACGAGACTGCCGCGCCCAACAACACCGAACGGGAGTAATGCGATGAACAGCTGGTACACGATCCGCGCCCGGGGCTCCGGCGCGGAAGTCATGATCTATGACGAAATCGGCGCCTATGGCGTCTCGGCCAAGGGGTTTCTGGCGGAGATCGGGGCATTGCCGGACGATGCCGCGATCGATCTGCGTCTCAACAGCCCCGGCGGCTCGGTCTTCGATGCCGTCGCCATCCACAACGCCTTGAGCCGTCATGCCGGCCCGATCACCGTCTGGATCGACGGCATCGCCGCCTCGGCGGCCTCCTACATCGCCATGGCGGGCGACGAGATCGTCATGCCCGAGAATGCCTTCCTGATGATCCACGATCCCTCCGGAATGGTCATCGGCACCGCCGCCGACATGCGCGACATGGCAGGAACGCTGGACAAGATCGCGGCCGGGATGCTGCGCGGCTATGCCGCCCGATCCGGAAAGCCCGAGGACGAGATCGCAGCCCTGATGGCGGCCGAGACCTGGCTCACGGCCGCCGAGGCGCTGGAGGCGGGCCTTGCGACGCGCATGACGGAGCCGGTGCGGATCGCGGCCAGCTTCGACATCGGGCGCTTCCGCAACGCGCCGCCCGAACTGGTCGAGGTGGTCGCGGCGCCGGACGATGAGGCGCGCGGCATCGATGACGGCGACGGTCAGCCGCCCGAGACAGCACCTGCGCCCAACGCTGATCCGTCGGTGAACGACGCCGATCCCGGCCCCTCTGACGTGGGTGTTGCAAACGACAACACCCAAACCGCGCCGCGCGATCCCGGCAGCACTGTTGCCGCCGCCGACACTGCGCTCGACGCCACCGCGATCCGCGCCGAGGCCATCGCGCATGCCCGCGCCGTCATCGATCTCTGCCGCCTTGCGGGTCAGCCGCAGATGGCGGGTCGGTTTCTCGAAGAGGACGCCAGCATCGAGGCGGTGCGCGCCAGCCTGCTGGACGCGAAGGCCGAGGCCGCGCCGCAGATCGCCGGGCATCACCCGCAACCGGGGCCGGGTCCGGCGACGCGCCCTTGGGGCGATGTCATCGCCCGCACGTTCAAACTGAAAGGATGATCTCCCATGACCACGTTCACCGAAAGCACCCACCCCGGCGGCTTCCTCGTCTGGGAAGCCTTCCGCGACTATACCCGCGAGACGATCACCATAGCTGCCGGCTCGCTCGAGCCCGGCGCCGTGCTTGGCAAGATTACCGCCTCCGGCAAATACGCCGCCCACGACCCCGCCGCCGTCGACGGCACCGAGACCGCCGTCGCCGTGCTCTGGGGCAAGGCGGACGCCAGCGCGGGCGATGTCCCTGCCGTGGCCCTGATCCGCGGCCCCGCCATCGTCAATCGGCATGACCTCGTCTTCGCCGGAACGCCCAGCGAGGGCGAGATCACCGCTGCACACACGGCGCTGCTGGCTGTTGGCATCCTCGTGCGCTGACAACGCGCCACCTCAACCCCCATTCCTGAACAGGAGGCATCCTCATGGCCACCATGGACATCTTCGAAGGCGATGCCTTCACCATCATCGAGCTGACCCGCGCTCTCGAGAACATCCCCTTCAAACCGGCGATCCTGTCGGGCGCGGGGCTCTTCGGCGCCCGCGGCGTGCGAGCCCGCACCGTGATGATCGAGAGCCGCGACGGCACGCTGTCGCTGATCCCGTTCTCGGAGCGCGGCTCGGCCTTCGAGTCGCAGATCCCCGAACGCCGCGAGATGCGGGCGTTTGTGTGCCGTCAGTTCAAGAAACAGGACGTGCTCTGGGCCTCGGAAATCCAGGCGATCCGCGACTTCGGTTCGGAAACCGCCGTGCAACAGGTGCAGACAGAGGTCGCGCGCAAGCTGGGCCGGCTCCGGAACGACGCCGAAGCCACCTTCGAGTTCCACCTCTTCAACGGCATCCAGGGCGTGGTGAAGGACCCCCGCGACGGGGCCACGGTGATCAACTACTACACCGAGTTCAACATCACCCCAGCCGCGGAAGTTGACTTCGACCTCGACAACGCGACCCCCGCCTCGGGCGCGCTGCGCAAGCGCTGCCAGGCGCTGATCGAGAGCGTCGAGGACACGCTGGGCGGGCTGGCCGCCGGTCAGGTGCAGCTGCGCGCCGAATGCGGCTCGGCCTTCTTCGCCGATCTGGTCGCCCACAAGGAGGTGCGCGAGACCTACCTCAACACCGCCGCCGCTGCCGATCTGCGAGGGCGCGTGGGCGAAGAGGTCAGCTTCGGCGGCATCACCTTCCGGCGCTACCGGGGCGGGCTCGGTTTCGGCGTGCCGACCGACAAGGCGTACTTCTACCCCGAGGGCGTCGAGGGGCTGTTCGAGATCTACTATGCGCCGGCGGACACCTTCGAGACGGTCAACACCGTCGGACTGCCGCTCTACGCGCGGATGATCCCGGACCGGGACCGCGACGAATGGGTGAGGCTCGAGATCGAGAGCAACCCGCTGCCGATCTGCACCCGGCCGCAGGTACTGCGCAGCGCACGGCGGACGTGATGTCTGCCGTCGCCGTGGCGCTCGACGCCCTCTTCGCGGACGGCAATATCGCCCGCGACGCGGTCTACATCGCCGACGGCGGCGCGCCCGTCCTGGTGCGTGCCGTCGCCCGGCGTGCCGATGCGATCAGCGATTTCGGCGACGCGCGCCTATGGTCCGAAACCACCCGCATCGATCTGCGCGTCGCAGAGGTGGCAAACCCGCGTCCCGGCGACCGGATCGAGATCGACGGCGACGCCTTCCTCATCCAGGGCGAGCCCGCCCGCGATCGCGAGCGGCTCGTCTGGACCGTCGATCTGAGGCCCGCGTGAAACTGAAGCTCGACATCGATCCCGACATCGTCGCGATGATGGCGGCCGAGGTCGCGGCGGGCGAACGCGCGGTGACGGCCGCCATGCGCGAGGCCGGGACCGGGTTGAAGTCGGCTTGGCGATTGCAGATCACCGGCGCAGGGCTCGGCACACGGCTCGCCAATTCGATCCGGAGCCAGAACTTCCCGAGGTCGGGCGAGAGCCTGGACGCGGCGGCGCTGGTCTGGTCGAAGGCGCCGGTGATCGTCGGCGCGCATGACACCGGTCCGCTGATCCGTTCGAAAAACGGGTTCTGGCTGGCGATCCCGCTGCCCGCCGCAGGCAAGTCCCTGCGCGGCGGCCGGATCACGCCCGGCGAATGGGAACGGCGACGCGGGTTGCGGCTACGGTTCGTCTATCGCCGCACGGGCCCGAGCCTGTTGGTGGCGGAGAGCCGGCTGAACACGAAGGGTCAGGCGGTCGTGTCGCGCTCCAAGACCGGGCGCGGCAAGGTCACAGCGCCGATCTTCCTGCTGGTGCCGCAGGTCAAGCTGCCGAAGCGGCTGGACCTCGCGCGGGACGCAGACCGGGCGTTGGATGGTGTGCCAGGGCTGATCGTGGCGAACTGGGTAGAGGAGCGCCTATGACTTCGGGCCGGCCACCAATTTCTTGTTCTTCCACAAGCGGAAGCTGGTACTTCCCGGCACGCTTGAACGCGCGTGTTTAAACGCAACTCGCGCGGTTTCTCCCTCCAGCAGATGGTAGACGAGGAATGTCTGCACGAACTGCGAAGCGATAGCCCCGTGCACACTATGGAACGGACCGATGAACCTTTCGCACGACGCGTGCGCCGACGCGGCCCCCCCGAATGCCTTGTAATCAGTCTCGCAACACAGGCTAACGAAGGTCTTTGGCGAAACACCCGCGACATCAAAGGTGCTCATGAACGCATCGGTTTCTATCCAGCCGCCATTCGCAAATTTGATGCTCGCCTCGCTGCCGTGACCAATAAGAATGACATGCGAATAGGCCGCGTGAGCGCGACCCCACAGAACATCAATCTCGCTTAGTGAACGAACCTTATAGGCGTGAATGAAGTCGTCAGAAACGAGCAATCTGCAGAACTGCAGTATCGATTTCCCCAGGGGATCGAGAAGCGTCATTTCGGTCTCGAGGTCGCCGAGGTTCAGCAATAGGATCCCGATATTGCGATGGCAGAGGCTGCTTGCGATTAACTCGGTCGTTCCACCACCCACATCGACCCTGATACTTCTGGCTTCGATTGCCAGAACCTCTTTCTCAACGAAAGAAGAGGGCGACTGAAGAGCAGCCTTCAATTTCGAAACGGGCACAAAAACTCGCTCACCAACTTGTAGATTATTGGCCATTTCGAACCTCGGCTCTCAAGACAAGCCTTACTCTCGGGACGAGAACGTTCGACGGCAAGCCCAAGATGAGAACCGGAGCAAAATTGAGATGCCCACCCCACGGGAAACCATCCTCGCCGCGCTGCATGCGCTGCTCTCGGCGCTGCCCGCCACGGTCCTGCGCGGCGAGGTGCTGCCCGAGCGCGTGCCAGCCGGGGGGCTGCTGATCCTGCGCGATGGCGAGCCGGGCGAGCCGGAGGTGACGCTGTCGCCCCCGCGCTACCACTACCAGCACCGCGCCGAGATCGAGGCCGTCGTCCAGGGTGCCGCCCGTGACGCGGCCTTCGACACGCTGACCGCCAGCATCGGCGCGGCGCTCGCCGCCGACCGGACGATGGGCGGGCTCTGCGACTGGGTGGAGGCCGAAGCCCCGCGCCCTGTGGACCTGCCGGTCGAGGGCGCCGCCAGCCTGAAGGCCGCCGTGATCCCGGTGGTCCTGCACTACACAACGGCCGACCCGCTGGCCTGATCCCGACAACCCGAGGAGAACACCATGGCACGAGCCCAGGGGGCGCGGGCGCTGATGGCGCTTGCGTTCGAGACGACCTATGGAACGCCGCCCGTGAGCGGCTTTACCCGCATGCCCTTCGCCAGCACCTCGCTCGGCGCCGAGCAGCCGCTGCTGAACTCGGAACTTCTCGGCTACGGCCGCGATCCGCTGGCGCCGATCAAGGACGCGGTCACGGCAGACGGCGATGTCGTCGTGCCGCTCGACGCCGAGGCCTTCGGCTTCTGGCTGAAGGCAGCCTTCGGCGCACCGACGACCACGGGTGTGGAAGCGCCGTACACCCACGAGTTCCAGTCGGGGTCCTGGACGCTGCCCAGCATGTCGATCGAGACCGGCATGCCCGAGGTGCCGCGTTACGCGATGTACTCGGGATGCGTCCTCGACCAGATCACCTGGCAGATGCAGCGGTCGGGCCTGCTGACCGCGACGGCGCGGCTGGTGGCGCAGGGCGAGACGGTGGGCACGACCACCAGCGCCGGGACACCTGCCACGCTGGAGCTGAAGCGCTTCGGGCATTTCAATGGCGCGATCACCCGCAATGGCACCGCCCTCGGCAATGTGGTCTCGGCCGAGATCACCTATGCCAACAATCTCGACCGGATCGAGACGATCCGAAACGACGGCCGCATTGACGGCGCGGACCCAAGCATCGCGGCGCTCACCGGCCGGATCGAGGTGCGCTTCGCCGACCAGACGCTGGTCACGCAGGCCATCAACGGCGAGGCCTGCGAGATGGAGTTCGCCTACGTCCTGCCCTCGGGCGAGAGCTTCACCTTCACCGTGCACGCAGTCTACCTGCCGCGTCCGCGCATCGAGATCTCCGGACCGCAGGGCGTCCAGGCGACTTTCGACTGGCAGGCCGCCCGCGACAGCGTCGTCGGCCGGATGTGCACCGCAACCCTGATCAACGACATCGAGGTGTACTGATGCTGACGCTCGACCTGACCAAGGCGCCACGCTGGCATGACCTCGCGCCCGGCGTCCAGGTGCAGCTGCGACCTCTGACGACCGCGCTGATGGTGGCGACGCGCTGCGATCCCGCCGTGGAGGCCATGCCCGAGGAGGCGTCCGACGAGGAGCGCGCGGTTGCCTTCGCCAAGGCGCTGGCCCGCCGCGCGGTGCTCGCCTGGGAGGGCATCGGCGATGCGGACGGCAAGCCCATCGACCCGAACCCGGCGGCCATCGACGCGCTGCTCGATGTCTGGCCGATCTTCGAGGCCTTCCAGCTGACCTACGTCTCCAAGGGCCTGCTGCTGGAGCAGGAAAAAAACGGCTCCGCGCTCTCGCCGAATGGTCCTTCGGCGGGGGCGAGCGATACTGCGAAGCCTGCGCGCAAGCCTGCCCGGACTGCCCGGCGCTGCTGAACCGTCCGGAAACTCCGGAAGCTTGGCAGGTCTGGGACCTCGTCGGCCGTCTCGGCGGTCAGCTGCGTGTGCTGCCCGGCGCGGTGATCGGCTGGGACATGTCGGCGGCGCTGGCGCTCGGTGACGCCCTCGGCGTGCCGCCGCTCGCCATGGCCGAACTGCTGCCCGTCATCGAAGCGGTGATGGTGGCCAAACTCAACGAACAGATGGATCACTCCCATGGCGGAAAAACGGGTTAGCGTCCGCCTCGCCGCCGTGGGCGGACGGCAGGTGCGCGCCGAACTGGAGGGTGTTGGCGAAGCCGGGTCGCGCGGCTTCGGACGGCTGAGCCGGGAGATGGAAGCGGCGAACGCTCGCCTCGCGGCGTTTTCTCGCCGTGTAGCAGTGGCTGCGGCTGCCGCCGTAGCGGCTGCAGCCGCCGCTGGGGTGGCGATGGTGCGCTCTGGGCTCTCGAGCGTCGATGCGCAGGCCAAGCTTGCGCAGTCGCTCGGCACCACCGTCGCCTCGATCCAGACGCTGGAGCGCGCGGGCGAACTGGCGGGCGTCTCCATGTCCGGCATCGAACAGGCGACGAAGGACCTGACGCGCCGTCTGAGCCAGGCGGCCGCCGGGACCGGCCCTGCTGCCGATGCGCTGGACCGGCTGGGGCTCTCGGCCAACGAGCTGATCGCGCTGCCGCTGGATCAGCGTGTGGCGGCCATCAACTCCGCCATCGAGAGCTTTGTGCCCGCCGCCGAGCGCGCGGCCGTGGCAGGCCAGCTCTTCGGCGAGGAAGGCTCCATCGCCATAAGCCGGATCGACACCGCGACGCTGCGCCAGGCGACGGAGGACGTGCTTGCTTTCGGGGTCGTCGTCTCGGAGCAGGATGCCGACCAGATCGAGCGCACGAACGATGCGATCTCCCGGCTCGGGCTGATCTGGCGCGGGCTGTCGAACCGGCTCGCGGTGGCTGCAGCCCCCGCGCTGGAAGCCGTCGCCAACGCCATGGCGGCGGTCGCCAGCCGCACCGGGCCGCTCGGCATCGCCATTCGCGGTCTCTTCGACAATATCGGCCGCCTGACCACCTACGCGGCCACCTTCGCAGCATTCCTGGCTGGGCGCTGGGTGGCCGGCATGGCCGCCGCGGCGCTCTCCGTCCGTGGCCTCGCCACGGCGCTGGTCGTCCTGCGCGGTGCGCTGATCCGCACCGGCATCGGGGCGCTGATCGTGGGCGCGGGCGAACTCGTCTACCAGTTCACCCGCCTCGTCTCCGGCGCGGGCGGGTTTGGCGAGGCGATGTCGCTCCTGAAAGACCTCGCCGTCGAGGTCTGGGACCGTATCAACTTGGGCGCTGCGGCAGCGGGTGCTGCGGCCACGGCGATGTTCTTCGACCTGAAGGCCGATGCGGCCTCTGGAATGCAGAGCGCCATCGAAAGCGTGGTGGCCTTCGGCAATACGGCCGCGAACACCTTCGAGGGGGCATATGAGGCGATCAAGGCAATCTGGGGCATGCTCCCGGCGGCCATCGGCGATCTGACGTTTCAGGCGGCCAACAGCCTGATCGATGGCGTCGAAGCTATGCTGAACGGCGTTGTTTCCCGGATCAACACGTTCATTGGTGGGATCAATCAGGGGCTGGAAGCGCTCGGGTCCGAACGACGCATCTCGATCATCCCCGATCTTGAGCTGGGCCAGATCGAGAACCGGTTTGAGGGTGCCGCGACGGCCGCGACGACCGCTGCTCAGACTGCCTTTGACCGGGCTTTCGAGGACAATCCGCTCTCCGCGCCCGATCTCGGTCTGACCGAGGCGGCCAACACCGCACTTGCAACAGCCAACACCTATCGCGGGGCTGCACGCGACCTGGCCGAGGGCGCGCGTGCGCCACTCGCAAGCTGGCAGGCCCTGCGTGACGCGGTACAGGGCAGCAAGGAGGGTGGCATAGACGCGCTGACCGAAGCGACCGGCGCGGCGGACCGTCTGGAGACCGCCCTTGGCGATGCCGGACGGGCGGCCACTGGTGCGGGTACTGCGGCCGGGGCTGCTGCCGCTGCCGCCAAACCCGACACCGAAGCCGCCGTCACCGGCTGGCAGGCGGTCACCGCAGCACTTTCCGACTATGCCAGCAAGGCCCGGGATATCGGTGGCGATATTGGCCAAAGCCTCGTCAGCGCGTTCCAATCGGCCGAGAATGCTGTGGGTGAGTTCGTGAAAACCGGCAAACTGGACTTCCGCGATCTGGTCACGTCGCTGCTCGCCGATCTCGCCAAACTGGCGGCGCGGCGGTTCATCCTGGGACCGATCGCCAACGCGCTCTCCGGCGCGCTTGGGGGTGCGGGCGGGATCTTCGCGAACATTCTGCATGCGGGCGGCATGGTCGACTCGGCGAGCCCCTCCCGCATGGTTCCGGCGATGGCCTTTGCGGCTGCGCCCCGGATGCATTCCGGCGGTTTGGCGGGGCTGCGCCACGATGAAGTCCCCGCGATCCTGCAGCGCGGCGAGCGCGTGCTGTCGCGGCGCGAGGCGCAATCCTACGGAGCAGGCGGCGGCGTCAACGTCACCATCATGGCCCGCGATGCCGAAAGCTTCCGCCAGTCCCGCACACAGGTCGCGGCCGACATCGCCCGCGCCGTGTCCCTTGGGCGGAGGGGCATGTGATGGCGTTTCACGAGGTCAGGTTTCCCGACAACATCAGCCGGGGCGCGCGCGGCGGGCCGGAACGGCGCACGCAGATCGTCGAACTCGCCTCGGGCGACGAGGAGCGCAACGCCAGCTGGGCGAACAGCCGCCGCCGCTACGATGTCGCCTACGGCATCCGCCGCGCCGACGATCTGGCGGCGGTCGTGGCCTTCTTCGAAGCGCGGAACGGTCGTCTGCATGGCTTCCGCTTCAAGGACTGGGGCGATCACAAGTCCTGCCTGCCTTCGGGCACGCCGTCGCCGACGGATCAGTCGATCGGCACTGGCGACGGCACGACCACCGCCTTCCAGCTGGTCAAGCACTACGCCTCGGGCAGCCAGACCTGGACCCGCACAATCGCCAAGCCGGTCGCCGGCACGGTGAGGGTCGCGCTCGATGGCGCTGAGCAGATCGACGACTGGTCCGTCGATACGACCACCGGGGTCGTGACCTTCGACATTGCGCCGGCCGCGGGCGTCGCCGTCACCGCGGGCTTCGCCTTCGACGTGCCCGTCCGCTTCGACACCGACGTGCTCGACGTGACGCTCGATCTCGAGCGGCTCGGCTCGATCACCTCCATCCCGCTTCTGGAACTGCGCCGATGAAGACCCTCGCTCCCGACCTGCAGGCCCATCTCGAAGATGGCACGACGACGCTCGCCTGGTGCTGGCGGATCGCGCGCGCCGATGGCGTCACCTTCGGCTTCACCGATCACGACCGGACGCTCACCTTCGACGGAACGGACTTCGAGCCCGAGAGCGGATTGACGGCTTCCGAGGTCCGCTCGGGATCGGACTTGTCGGTCGATGCGCAGGACGCAGAGGGCGTGCTGACCTCGGACCGCATCACCGAGACCGACATTCTCGACGGCCGCTGGGACAACGCCGAGGTCGAGGTCTGGCGTGTGAACTGGGCGGACACGGGCCAGCGCGTGCTGATGCGGCGCGGGGCTATCGGCCAGATCCGGCGCGGGCGGCTCGCCTTCGTCGCCGAGGTGCGATCGCTCGCCCATGTGCTCGGCCAGACGGTCGGGCGGACCTTCCAGGCGACCTGCGATGCCGCGCTCGGGGATGCGCGCTGCGGGGTCGATCTGGAGGACCCCGCCTACAAGGGGACGGGCGCCGTCATCGATCTCCTGCGCGACCGGGCCTTCACCGCCTCGGGCCTCGGCGGGTTCGTCTTCGGCTGGTTCACCTTCGGCACGCTGGACTGGACGAGCGGCGCGAATGCCGGGCGGCGCACCGAGGTGCTGGGCCATGATGTCACGGACGGCATCGCTGTGCTGATGCTCCTCGAAGCGCCGGTGCGCGCGATCGCCGAGGGCGACGGCTTCACCATCCGCGCGGGCTGCGACAAGCGCATGGAGACCTGCGGGGCGAAGTTCGCCAACACCGCCAACTTTCGCGGTTTCCCGCACATCCCCGGCCAGGACGCCGTGCTGCGCTATGCCACCAAGGACGGCGGGCATGAAGGGTCCGTGCTGTGATCTCCGCCGATCCCACCCGCGTCATCGCCATCGCGCGGTCCTGGCTGGGCACGCCGTATCACGACCAGGCGAGCCTGCGCGGCGTCGGCTGCGATTGCCTCGGCCTCGCGCGGGGCATCTGGCGCGAGGTCGTCGGCACCGAACCCTTCCTGATCCCGCCCTACAGTCGCGACTGGGGCGAGACCGGCCCGCGCGAGGTTCTGGCCGAGGGGGCGCGGCGCATGATGATCGAGGTGGAACCGGCGGCAGCCGGTCCCGGCACGCTGGTGCTCTTCCGCATGAAGCCCCGCGCCATCGCCAAGCATGTCGGGATCCTGACCGGGCCCGAGCGCTTCCTCCATGCCTATGAGCGCCTCGGCGTGATCGAGGAACCGCTCACCCCATCCTGGCGGCGGCGCATCGCCTTCGCCTTTCTCTTCCCGCAACGCTGAGACCCGAACATGGCCACCCTCGTTCTCGGTGCCGCAGGCGCTGCCATTGGCGGCAGCATCGGCGGCGCGATCCTCGGCGTCAGCGCCGCGACCATCGGCGGCTTCATCGGCTCCACCATCGGATCGGTCGTCGACAGCTGGATCATCTCGTCGCTGGCGCCCACCCAGCGCATCGAGGGCGCGCGGCTCGACACGCTGCGCATCACCTCCGCCACCGAAGGCGCAGTGATCCCGCGGCTCTATGGTCGAATGCGGATGGGCGGCAACATCATCTGGGCGACCGATTTCCGCGAGGAGACGAAGACCACCACGCAGGGTGGCGGCAAGGGCGGCGGGGGCGGCAAGGTCAAGACGACCGAGTATCTGTACTATGCCAGCTTCGCCGTGGCGCTTTGCGAAGGCCCGGTTACCGGCATCGGGCGCATCTGGGCCGACGGCAAGCCGATGGACCTCTCCGGCGTCACCTGGCGCTGGTATCCGGGAGACGAGGCGCAGACGGCGGACCCGTTCATCGCGGCCAGGATGGGCGCGGCCAACACCCCCGCCTATCGCGGCACGGCCTACGTGGTGTTCGAGGAACTCGCGCTGTCCACCTATGGCAACCGCCTGCCGCAACTCTCCTTCGAGGTCTTCCGGCCACTCGCCGATCCCGACACGGCCGAGGGGCTGACCCGTGCCGTCACCATGATCCCGGCCTCGGGCGAGTTCACCTACGCGACGACCGGCATCCGCAAGGGCAGCGGCGGCGCGCAGATCCCCGAGAACCTGAACGCGCTCTCGGATACCGCCGACATGGTGGTGGCGCTCGACCGCCTGCAGGCCATGGTGCCCAAGGTCGAGAGCGTCAGCCTCGTCGTCGCGTGGTTCGGGAATGACCTGCGCGCGAGCGACTGCACGATCCGTCCTGGGGTCGAGGTCTCGGCGAAGACCACCAGCCCGGAGACCTGGTCCGTCGACGGCGTCTCACGCGCTGCAGCCCATCTCGTCAGCCGAGACGACCAGGACCGGCCCGTCTATGGCGGCACGCCGTCCGACTTCGCCGTGGTCCAGGCGATCCAGGAGATGAAGGCGCGCGGTCTGCGCGTGACCTTCTATCCGTTCATCCTGATGGACGTGCCGCCCGGCAACAGCCTGCCGAACCCCTATTCCGACGACGCCGCCGGGACGGGTCAGCCCGCCTTTCCCTGGCGGGGGCGGATCACCTGTTCGCCCGCTGCGGGTTACGCAGGAACGGTAGACAAGACCGCCACGGTAGCCACGCAGGTATCGGCGCTGTTCGGCGCGGCCACGCCGGGCAGTTTCAGCGTCTCGGGTGAGAGCGTCAGCTGGACCGGATCACCAACCGACTGGGGCCTCCGTCGCATGGTGCTGCATTATGCCCACCTCTGCGCGGCGGCGGGCGGCGTCGATGCCTTCCTGATCGGGACCGAGATGCCGGGGCTGACCACGATCCGCTCGGGCGCGTCAACCTATCCGGCCGTGCAGGCCTATCGGGATCTGCTCGCCGATGTGCGCTCGATCCTCGGGTCCGGGACGAAGATCGGCTATGCCGCCGACTGGTCGGAGTATTTCGGCCACCAGCCCGGCGATGGCTCGGGCGACGTGTTCTTCCACCTCGATCCGCTCTGGGCGGATCCGGAGATCGATTTCGTCGGCATCGACAACTACATGCCGCTCTCCGACTGGCGGGACGGCTTCGAGCATGCGGACGCGGCCGAGGGCTGGCCCGCGATCTACGACCGGGCCTACCTGCAGGGGAACATCGCGGGCGGTGAAGGCTTCGACTGGTTCTATGCCAGCGCGGCGGGCCGATCCGCGCAGGTCCGCACCGCGATCACGGATGGCGCGGCGGCCAAGCCGTGGGTCTTTCGCTACAAGGATCTTCGCGCCTGGTGGTCGAACGCACACTACGACCGTCCGGGCGGTGTGGAGAGCGCGACGCCGACGGCGTGGGCGCCGCAGTCCAAGCCGATCTGGTTCACCGAGCTGGGCTGCCCGGCCATCGACCGTGGCACCAACCAGCCCAACGTCTTTTTCGATCCGAAGTCCTCGGAGAGCTTCACGCCGCATTTCTCGCGGGGCTGGCGCGACGACGCCATCCAGCGTGCCTATCTCGAGGCGACGTATCTCTGGTGGAGCACCCCGGCGAACAACCCGGTGTCCTCGGTCTACGGCGGCCGGATGGTGCATGTGCCGGAATGCGCCGCCTGGACCTGGGACGCGCGGCCCTATCCGTTCTTTCCGGCGCTGACCGATGTCTGGACGGACGGCGCGAACTGGCGGCTCGGGCACTGGCTGACCGGGCGGCTCGGGGCGGTGTCGCTCGCAGCGCTCGTCCGCCACCTCTGTCTGCGGGCGGGGCTCCCCGAGGACCTGATCGATGTCACCGGGCTTTGGGGCGCGGTCGAAGGCTACGCCATCACCGCGCTGGAGAGTCCGCGCGCCTCGATCACCACGCTGTCGCGCCACTTCGGCTTCGACGCGGTGGAAACCGAGGGCGTGATCCGCTTCGTCATGCGCGGCCGGGCCTCCGTCGCCATCCTTGCGCCCGACGATCTGGTGGCCGCCCGCGAGGGCGATGTGCTGGAACTGACGCGCGGCCAGGAGACGGAGCTGCCGCAGGCGTTGAAGTGGCAGGTCGCACGCGCCGACGAGGATTACGACGCGGCCCTCGTCGAGGCGCGGCGCATCACCGTGGATACGACGCGCATCGCCTCGGAGTCCTTCCCGATGGCGGTGCCGCCCGAGGAGGCCGAGCGCCGTTGCCGCCGCGCGCTGATGGAGGCGTGGGTGGGTCGCGAGACCGCAGCCTTCCGATTGCCGCCCTCGCGGCTCGCGCTCGATCCGGCCGACGCGATCCGCCTGGAGCATGACGGGCGGTTGGTCGATCTGCGGCTCGTCTCCATCGCCGACGCCGAGGCGCGCGGCATCGAGGCGGTCCGTCAGGACCGGGCGACCTATGATCTGCCGCCTGGCGATCCCCGCGCTGCGTCACTGACGCGGGCTGTCGTGTTCGGCGCGCCGGATGCGGTGCTGATGGACCTGCCGCAGCTGACTGAGGACCAGTCCGCGCATCGACCGCTGGTCGCCGCGCACGCGGTGCCCTGGCCGGGCGAGATGGCGGTGTTCCGCAGCCCTTCGACGGACGGGTTTGAGTTGCTGACCACCTTCGGCAGTCGCGCCCGGATCGGGGTGCTGGTGTCGGACTTGTACGCGGGGCCCACCTCGCGCTTCGACCTCGGCAATGCGCTGGTGGTCGATCTGCTCACTGGCACGCTGGAAAGCGTCACCGACCTGACGCTGTTCGGCGGCGCCAACGCGCTGGCCATCGAGAACGCGCCCGGCACGTGGGAGATTGTGCAGGCGGGCGCGGCTGAATTGTTGGCGCCCGGTCGATATCGGCTGACACGGCTCCTGCGCGGACAGCGCGGGACCGAGGGCGCCATAGGCAACCCGGCGCCCGCCGGCGCGCGAGTCGTGGTGCTCGACACTGCACTCGCGTCACTACCAGTCGCCGAGGCGGACCTTGGGATCCCGTGGAACTGGCGCATCGGCCCGGCGAGCCGTCCGGTCAGCGACGAGACCTATGTGGCGCAGACCTTCACGCCTGCGGGCGTCGGGCTGCGGCCGTTCTCCGTCGCCCATGTCGAACAGCCGTGGCGCACGCCGCGCTCGCCCGGCGATCTGACGATCCGCTGGACGCGCCGCTCCCGTGCGCTCGCCGCCGACAGCTGGGGCGGGCTCGAGGTGCCGATGGCCGAGGAGCTCGAAGCCTACGAGGTCGAGATTCTCGACGGCGCCACAGTAAAGCGGGTGCTGAGCACCGCCACCACCAGCGCGGTCTACACCGCCGCAGACCAGACCGCCGATTGGGGCGCGCCGCTTGAGCCCGGCGACACGCTCGACCTCCGCATTTACCAGCTCTCCGCCCTCGTCGGGCGGGGCGCACCCAAGATTGTCACGCTAAGCTTCTGAGGCTCCGATGTCCGACGCCACCACCCATCTCCTGCTGCCCTACATCCTGGCGGCGCAGGCCCAGAAGCATGTCACCCACAACGAGGCGCTGCGAATCCTCGACGGGCTCGTGCAGCTCTCCGTCCTTGACCGGGATTTGACGGCTCCGCCCGGTTCGCCCGCCGATGGCGACCGCTACATCGTCGGGTCAGGCGCGACCGGCGACTGGGCGGGCTGGGACCTGAACGTCGCGCTCTGGACCGACGGCGCATGGCTGCGCCTGCCACCGCGGACCGGCTGGCGGGCATGGGTGGAGGACGAAGGACTGCTGCTGGTCTACGACGGCGCGGGCTGGATCGGCACCACACCGTCCGCGCTGCAGAACATGGCGCTGGTGGGGCTGGGGACAACGGCGGATGCGTCGAACCCGTTCTCGGCCAAGCTGAACGCCGCGCTCTGGACCGCGAAGACCGTGGCCGAGGGTGGCACCGGCGATCTCTTCTACACCATGAACAAGGAGGCTGCGGGCGACGACCTCGGCCTCACACTGCAGACCGGCTTCGTGACAAAGGCGCTGGTGGGGCTCTTCGGCTCTGACCGGTTCCGGCTTGCCGTCTCGGCCGACGGCAGCACCTTCTTCGACGGGCTCAGCGTCGACAACGCCACCGGCATCGTCGATCAGCCCCGGCTGCCACGGTTCAAGGCGTACACCAACTACGACAACTATGTCGGCGTCGGGACTTGGACGAAGATCGGCCTGAACAACACCGACTACAACGATCAGGGCGCCTTCGACGCCGCGAACAACCACTTCGTGGCGCCCGTGGACGGGACCTACCTGTTCGGCGCGACGCTGCTCTACAAGATCAACGCCAGCGCCACGGCCCGCATGCGCGGACGACTCGTCCTGAACGGCACGACCGAAATCCGCGGCTCCCTCGGCGAAATCTCCGCCACGCATGTCTCGCTCGCCACCGCGATCTGGCTGCAGACCATGGTGCCGCTGACCGCGGGCGATACCGTCGAGCTGCAGGGGTATTTCCGGGTCGCGGACGGCTACTTCGCGGCCGACCACACGTCCTTCTGGGGCTGCAAGATCGGCTGAGCGACGGAAGGAGGACCCGATGACACCACCCCGATCCGAGGGCTACGTCCGCATGCCCGACGCCGAGTTCGAGGCGATCCTGACCCGGGCGGCCGAAGGAGGCGCGAAACGCGCGCTGGCCGATGTCGGCCTCGACGGCGACGAGGCCGCGCTCGACATCCGTGATCTGCGCTCCCTCGTGGATTGCATCCGGCTGGTGCGCCGCACCGCCATGCAGACCGCCGTCCGCATGATCACCACCGGCGTCATGCTGGCGCTGCTGGCGGGCATCGCCATCAAGCTCAAGATCTTCGGCGGCAGCCCATAGCCGCGCCCCATCCTCATTCATCAGCCCGCAATGACCCGCCCTTGAGGCGGGTTTTTCGTTTTCGGAGGACCCCATGACCACGACTTTCCACCGCCACTGGCGCGACGTGCCTGAGGGCACCTGGCGCTGGCCCAACTTCTCCCCCGCCGAGATCGCCTGCCGGGGCACCGGCAAGCTGCTGGTCAACGAACCCGCGCTCGACAAGCTGCAGGCGCTGCGCGACCGGCTCGGCAAGCCGCTGATCGTCCGCTCCGCCTATCGCAACCCCGAGCACAACCGCGCCGTGGGCGGCGCCACTCGGTCGAAGCACCTCGACGGCGCCGCCTTCGACATCGCCATGGCGAACCACGACCCTGCGGCATTCGAGGCGGCGGCACGGGAGGTCGGGTTCCTCGGCTTCGGCTTCTATCCGCGCACGGGATACATCCATGACGATCTCGGGCCCGCTCGCCAGTGGGGCGAGCGCTTCCCGATCCGGGCGACGGCCTTCGCGGCTGAAACGCCGCCTGCGCGCGAAGTGCTGGCCGACAGCCGCACCATGAAGGGCGGCGGGGCCGCCGGTGTGGCTACGCTGGGCGCCGCGGGCGTCGAGGTCGCCCAGAGCGTCCTGGCTGAGACCCAGTCCGCCATCCTGCCGCTGGTGCCGTATCTCGACACGCTCCGCTGGGTGTTCATCGCCGTGGCGCTCGGCGGGATCGCGATCACGATCTACGCGCGGCTGGACGATTGGAAGCGGGGCCGCCGATGATTGGTGCGCTCCTCGCTGGGTTCGCCACCAACCCGTGGGCCCGGACGGCTCTCCGCTACGGCGCCATCGCGCTCACAGTGCTCCTGTTCCTGTTCGCACTCCGGCGCTCCGGTGAACGCACGGGCCGCCTCGCCGAACGTCTCGAAACATTGGAGGAAACCAATGATGTTCAACGCCGGATGCTGGATGCTGCGGCGCGTCGCCCTCGTTCTCGCGACGATCTGGCTGAGCGGCTGCGCGACGGTCGGTTCTGATGGGGGCAGTTCCAGTGCATGTCCGCCGGTCGTCGAGTACAGCCGGGAGTTCCGGGCACGGGCCGCCGATGAGGTCGCCCTGCTGCAGGAGGGATCGATGATCGCGGAAATGCTGAGCGATTACGCCGTCATGCGCGACCAGGCGCGGGCGTGTGTCGACGGTGGCTGA